ACAGTAATTCAACTAAAATGGTCTGACGTATCGTCAGCACCCGCTTCGCTTAATGTTGGTGAAGCGGCGTATTCAAATACCTCACAAAAGTTATTCATTGGCGATACTTCAAACAATGTAATTACTGTTGGTGGTAAATTTTATGTAGACCAACAAGGTCAAATATTTACAAAAACTAACGTAGCGTTTGATACTGCCAATAGTGCAGCTGCATATGCTAATGCAGCTTTTGCAACGGCTAACTCCGGTTCTGCAGCTGCTTCTGCGGCTAGTTATGCTAATGCGGCCTTTACAACTGCTAACTCTGCTGGTGTTTATGCCAATTCAGCATTTGTTGCCGCCAATACTCCATCTTATGTTGCTAATAGTGCAGCCAGTTATGCTAATTCTGGTTTTGCCGTAGCCAACAGTTCTGCTTCTTATGCAAATAGTGGTTTCTCAACTGCTAACTCTGCTGGTTCATATGCTAACTCTGCGTTTAGTATAGGTAATTCTGCATTTGCAGTATCTAATTCTGCTGCTAGTTACGCTAATTCTGGTTTCGCAGTTGCTAATGCCGCTTCTTCTTATGCCAACTCTGCATATACTCGTGCTAATAATAGTATCAATGCAAATACTGGCGGTACAATTACTGCTGACTTGGTTATTACTGGTAACTTGACAGTTCAAGGTAATACAACTTATGTTGATACAAGAACAATTACAACAGGCGATTCATTAATTCATCTTGCCAATAACAATACTGTTGGTGACACAGTTGATATTGGTTTTTACGGTTCATACAATTCAAGTGGTGTAAAATATACTGGTCTTGTAAGACAAGCTGGTGCAGATTATTTCTTATTTAAAGGCCTTGATACAGACCCAACTGCAAACGTTCTTGCTCCTGGCTCGTTAACTGCTGCTAACACAGGCACATTGACTGCTAATTTAACTTCTTACTCTGTTACAATTAATGGTCAAGATATCAACCTTTATACAACAAATGCTTATACACAGGCAAATACTGCTGTAACTAATGCAGCTGCGGCAAGTTTATATGCTAATGCGGCTTTTGGTGTTGCAAATACTGCTAGTTCATCAGGCACTTCTGCTGGTGCATATGCTAACTCCGGATTTGCAGTTGCTAATAGTTCAGCATCATATGCTAATTCTGGTTTTGCAGTTGCCAATAGTGCAGCTACATATGCAAATAGTGGATTCTCTACTGCTAATAGTGCCGCTTCTTATGCTAACTCAGCTTTTGCTACTGCAAATAATACTGCTGGTGTAAATCTTACACAGAACACCAATATTACTTCTGCATCTGCCTATGCTAATGCTGCTTTTGCACAGGCAAATACTGACTACACAACAATATCTACTACTGCTGGTGATTACGGTACAGCATCATCTGTTGCTGCTTTCCGTATTGAAGCAAACGGCCGTATTAGTTCTGCAAACTCAACTACAATTGCAATTGCGGCTTCTGCAATTACTTCAGGTACACTAGGTGTTGCACGAGGCGGTACTGGTGCTGGTACATTTACTACCAACGGTGTTCTGTTAGGTAATGGAACAGGCGCATTTAATACTGCTTCTTCTTCAACAGAAGGACACATTTTAACTATTAATGCTTCTGGTGTTCCAACATTTGCTATGTTGTCTGGAGGTACATTCTAAATTATTGTGAAAAGGAGAAATTGTTATGGATGTGAATTTTTCAAATGTTTATCAAGAGGTTCTGTTTGAGAACTTAGATGCAATACTCAAACAGAACTTCATGTTTCAAGCTAGATTGAAAATCTATGAAACACAAGAAGGTAAACAAACAGAATTACAGGCAAAATTTAACGAATTATCGGCAAATTACCAAGAAGCTGTAAACAAATTAGAAGAAAATAATAATAGTGTTCAAACCTATAAGGTTCAAGCAGAACAAAGTGATTCTTTAAATCAGGAAAAAAGTAGAATTCAATCAGCACTCAATGATTCAATGCGTGAAATTACCGTATTGAATCAGTTAATTGAAGCAAAAGATAAAGAACTTTCCAATTTAAAAGATTTGTTATTAAAAAAAGATGAAGAATCTTCTAAAGTAAAAAAACCTGCCGTTAAAAAGGTTGAAGAAAAGCCTGAAGAAACAAAATTACAAGACCTATTTAATATAGAGGCTAACGGTAATACGTTCTAATGGCAAACACAGTAATACAACTTAAACACTCAACATTAACCGGTAATGTTCCATCATCACTGGCTAATGGTGAAATTTCCATCAACAGTCGTGATGGAAAGTTTTTCTATTCCACGCCAGCAGGTGTAGTCACCACTCATTATCCTTATTTGGGACCAGCAGGTCTCAACAAGGAAATTCAATTTAATGATAGTGGCACATTGGGTTCAAATGCTGGTCTTGCATTTGATAAAACTTCTGGTTCACTAAATGTATCTAATGCTATCATTGTTAATGGTAGAAATTTAGATGCTTATGCTAATGCAGCTTTTTTACAAGCAAACACTCCAAGTTATGTAGCAAATTCAGCAGCTAGTTACGCAAATTCTGGATTTGCGGTAGCTAACAGTTCTGCTGGCTATGCTAACTCTGCATTTCTAAAAGCAAATACTCCTAGTGATATTGCCAATAGTGCGGCTTCATATGCTAATTCTGCATTTGGTAAATCAAATTCTGCTTTCTTACAAGCAAATACGCCTAGTTACACCGCAAACTCGGCTGCACTATACGCTAACGCAGCTTTTACTAGAGCAAACAACTCATTAGATGCTAATAACGGCGGTACTGTTACTGGCACAATTACAGCCACTTCGTTTATTACAACAGGCAGTTTTGGTAATATTCAAGGTGCAAATACAATTTACGCAAACACATTTGTAGCCAATACAGGCGGTTACATTCAGTTTGCAGATGGTTCAAAACAATATACTGCAAATGCTGGTTCAGGTACTTTTGGAACAGATACTTGGGCAAGAGGTCAAGCTAACGCAGCTTTTGCACAAGCCAATACTGCACAGTCAACAGCATCTTCAGCTCAAGGCACCGCAGACTCTGCGGCTAGCACAGCATCAGCTGCATTATCAGCTGCAGGAACGGCACAGAGTACCGCAGATTCAGCCGCTATTTACGCTAATGGCGCTTTTGCAAAAGCAAATACTGGCGGTGGTAGCGCTTCTTTTGGAGATTATTTTCCAACCTCTACTGATTATGGAAATTTAACAGATCCAAGCTTATCAGCTTTTGGAGAATTATTACTTGTTGCTTATGATTGCCGAATTGATCCAATCACGCCAAATGGTTACTTTTTAACAAAAGACTTTGGCTACGTAGCATAAGTATAAATAAGAGATAAATTAAAGGAATATTTTAAATGGCAACGCAAGTTCAATTTAGACGAGGTACTACGGCACAAACCAGCACTTTTACTGGTGCTACGGCTGAGATTACTGTTGATACTACAAAAAGCACCATTGTTGTTCACGATGGGTCAACGGTTGGTGGTTTTGCTTTAGCTAGAGAGAGTGCTTTAAGTTCAAATGTTGCTTCAATAACTAGTGCAGCTGCATATGCTAACTCAGCATTTCTTGCAGCTAATACTCCAAGTAATGTTGCCAACTCCGCAGCCTCTTATGCTAACTCTGGTTTTGCCGTAGCCAATAATGCTGCTTCTTATGCCAACTCAGGATTCAGTTTAGCTAACGGACATAGTGCTATTGCCAATAGTGCAGCTGCATATGCTAACTCAGCATTTCTTGCCGCTAACACTCCAAGTTATACTGCCAACTCCGCAGCCTCTTATGCTAATGCGGCCTTTGCAACTGCTAACACCATTTCTTCCGCTAGTTCATATGCAAATAGTAGTTTCTTGGCCGCTAACGCAGCCTTTACAAGAGCAAATAATTCATTAAATGCAAATACTGGTGGTACAGTTGCTGGTGATGTTATCATTACTGGTAATTTAACAATTCAAGGCCAACAGACTTACGCAAATACACAAACAGTATTGATTGCAGATAATATCATTACTGTTAATGCCGCTATTAATCAAGCATCTGCACCTGCATTTAATGCTGGTATTGAAGTAGACCGTGGTTCTTCTGCTAACACATCTTTACTTTGGAATGAATCTACTGACAAGTGGACTGCAACTAATGATGGCACAAATTATTTTAATCTTGCTTCAGATGCAGCAGAATCATATGCTAATGCGGCCTTTGCTACTGCAAATACTATAACTTCGGCTAGTTCATATGCCAACTCTGCATTTGGTGTTGCTAATACTGATGTTACAAACATTAACACCACATCAGGCACATATGGCAATTCAGCCTATATTCCTGTTATTACTATTTCAGCCAATGGTAGAGTGAATACAGTTACAACAATTGTTGTAAATGATCCAAACGCATTAGCGTTTGCAATTGCATTAGGATAAAAAATGGCAAAACCTAGGTCAAGGGCGGAACTCGCACTATACTGTAAAAGAAAACTTGGTTTTCCTGTCATTGAAATCAATGTGGATGATGACCAAGTAGATGACCGCATAGACGAATCTTTACAATTCTTTGAAGATTACCATTTTGATGGTACTGAAAAGATTTATATGAAGCATCAACTAACGGCAGAAGATATTAATCGCCGTTGGATTTACGCACCTGATGCCGTTACATTTGTAACTGGTGTGTTCCCATTTGATGCTTCAAACGCCTCAATCAATATGTTTGACTTGCGTTATCAATTACGATTGCATGACCTCTACGACTTCACATCAGTAAGTTATGTGTCGTATGAAATTACTATGCAACACATTCGTACCTTAAACCTATTGTTTTCTGGTACACCACAATTCAGATTCAATCGTAAACAAAACAAAGTATTCCTTGATATTGATTGGGAAAGAGATATTCAACCAGGTCAATATGTTATTATTGAATGTTACCGCACATTGAATCCTTCTACAATTACTTTGACTGGTACTTGTGCAACTACAAATGCTTCCAATACAGTAGTTGGTACTGGTACAATTTTTGACCAAGAAGTTTTAGAAAACGACTTTGTTACATTTGGTACAGAAACATTACAGATTGCCAAAATTAATTCACCAACATCTATCACAGTTCGTGGCCCGTTCACAGCAAACCAATCTGGTGTAACGATGACTTCTGCTGGTTATTCAGATGTTTGGAATGATAGGTTCTTAAAACAATATACTACTGCATTAATTAAATACCAATGGGGTAGTAATCTTAGTAAGTTTGCTGGCATACAATTGCCAGGTGGAGTAACACTTGATGGTCCCCGCATTATGCAGGAAGCACAAGCTGAAATTGACAAGCTAGAGGAACAAATGCACGTTATCAATGTTCTTCCTGGCGAAATTATGATGGGTTGATGATGAATGTCCACAAACTTTTACTTCAATAACTATCCAATAAATCAAGTCACCAGTGAGCAATTGCTGGTGGAAGACCTTGTCATTGAAGCCATGCAGATTCATGGCATGGATGTCTATTATCTTCCTAGGTCAAGCCGTGATTCAGTTGATATGTTATATGGTGAAGATCCACTAAAAGAATATCGAAAAGCCTATCCAATCGAAATGTATTTGGAAGATGTTACAGGTATGGAAGGCGAAGGTGATTTTATTTCTAAATTTGGTTTAGAAATTCGGGACGAAATGACAATGCTCATGTCCCGCCGTAGATTTGGTTTTACTGTAAATCAAACTCGCCCATTTGAAGGTGATTTGGTTTATGTTCCACTATTACAAAACTTTTTTGAAATTAGCTTTGTAGAACACGAAAACAATCAGGCTATGTTTTATACATTAGGCCGTGGTCGTGGTGGTAATGTGTATGTTTACGCATTGAAATTAAAACAATTTGTATTCTCTAATGAGATTATTGAAACTGGTATTCCAGAAATTGATGACCAAATTAGAGATACTTACCCACGCACTCGCCTTACATTAAATGCTGGTGGTTCAGGTAAATATGTGCCTGATGAAATTGTGTATGTAAGTTCTGATGCCACATATGCTAATGCAACAGCACAAGCTCTTGTTCACAATTATGTTGTTGGTTCATCTGTTGATGTTTACAGAGTTCGTGGAACATTTAGTTCTGGCTCATTAAGAGGCAATACAAGTAGTGCAGTTTGGACATTGAATACTGTTTCTGATACTGCCACAATGGATAATGCCTTTGAAGATGTCGTTGACAATAATAGAATTGAAACAGAGTCGGATGCTATACTTGACTTTACAGAAACTAACCCATTTGGTGAAGCTTAATGTTAAATAATTCACATTTTTATAATCGTACCATTCGTAAGATTGTGGTGGCTTTTGGCTCCATGTTTAATGATGTTCAATTGGTTCGTTATTCTAAAGATGGCTTAACATCATATGAAGTAACTAAAGTTCCATTATCATATGGTGCCAAAGAAAAATACTTAACTCGTATTACATCGGATCCAAATCTTACCAAATCAGTCAATACAGTTGTACCTCGTATGAGTTTTGATTTAGTTGGAATGACATATGATACCTCAAGAAAACAACAAACCACAATGCAAAATTTTGGGTTTAGTTCTGGTAAATTTGCAAAACAATATGTTCCTATTCCTTACAATTTTGATTTTAGTTTGTCCATCTATGTTCGTAATACAGAAGATGGCACACAAATTTTAGAACAAATCCTTCCATTCTTTACACCTGACTTTACAGTTACAATAGATTTTATTGGAAAAATGGATCAAAAATATGATATGCCTGTTATTCTTAATTCAGTAACTCCTGAAACTGATTATGAAGGCGATATGATGAACACTCGTTTGATTATTTGGAATCTTACATTTACTGCAAAAGCATATATTTGGCCACCAGTTTATTCTGATAATGATAAAGGTTTAATTAAACAAGCAAATAACAATATATATGCTGACCACACCGATTTAAGTGGCCAAAGAATGTATGTAAATTTTGCAACTGGTAAAGGTGTTTATACGACAGGTGAAGATGTTACAATAGATGCTAAAGGCATTACAGGCAAAGTATTATACTTTAGTAATACTTCTACTGGTGTTTTAGTATTGACTGATTTAAGTGATAGAGTTAGTGCCAACGATAAGGTTGTAGGCGTGTATTCTAATGCTTCATTTACAGTAACAAGTGTGGATTCAACATTGGCAAAAACAGCCATAGTTGTTACGACTATTAATCCACCTACTGCAAATGTAAATCAACCTTATGGATTTGAAGAAACCTTTATTGAATGGCCTGATACTTTAGTATGAAAAAATTAAATGATAATCTGTCAGAGATTTTTGACATTGAACCAATAGAAAAAACAACAATGCCTGTAACAATACAGGCAACTGA